ATTATGCTAGACGTTTCCAGGGGTTGGCAACAAACTGGTTCCAAAATCCGAACGACCCCTCTTCTTGGTGGCTTTGCGGTACAATATGGGCTGACGTAGGTCAAATTTGATGGAGAGGCAAGTAATGGCAATGCGTAAAAAATTAGTAATGCGACAGGTGAAGTCGAAAAGCCGGCAACGAACTAACCGTTCAAAGATGACATATGTTTTAGTGGCAACCTTTCTGCTCATGTTCTCCGTTCTCACGATTTCTTCAGCGAGCGTTTTCAGAAATGGGATTGAAACGGCAAGGGCCGAGGAGCAAACTGCCAAGTCCGCAATAGCATCCTTTTCGGAGCAACACGGTCAGTTAGTCAACTCTGAGCCACAGTTTGACGTTCAATTTGCATATGTATACGTTGGTCCGCGCAAAGATCACTTTACTTGTCAGAACCCCTTTCAAAACCGGATATCAATTTCAACGCTGAATGCGGTTAGCCTTTATCCAGTTGTGATTTATTTCAACTTCACACGAGTATCCAACTCAAAAGTCGAATCCTGCGACGCAAGAATGGACGTGTACATAGTTCAGCTATCTGCGAACACAGGAATAACAGAAAGCTACTTATTCCTGAAGGGAACCAACTTTGATCCAGCGTTCTCGAACCTAGACTTGTTGTCCGCTCATATCAGCGATTTTGATGAGGTAAATACAGTATGTGGATTCAGCGGTGGCTTCACTTACAATTGGACAGCCAATACATCTGTCTTAGGGGACAGAGTCGGATCCTACGGGTTATACACGAGTGGTGAGAGCGGCAAAGGTTTATGGAACGCCGGAACCCCAAGCGCTATAACCGTTAGTGTTCGCAGGATAGGTTCAATACAAAGCGATGGCGAATCTGTTTTTACTACTTTGGATGAAACAGCTGGTAACCCCGTGCAAACTTGTCTTGAGCGTTTCGATGACGGGTTCATCTACAACACAATTGTTGCTCGCGGTGAACTATTAGGAATAAACCTATACGACCCCCCAATCCCTAGCGGTTGAGACTTCGAGACGGCCGGTGCCAAGAAACAACCAACAATTCGTTTCAACCTTCATTGAAGGTCAGTAACCATTTTTTTCTCTCCAGACTTCTTATATTGAAGTGGAAGGAAAAGATTGTGTCACAAGTTCAAGATTTATGGGTCTCGTCTAATCGGATGGAGTCACAGAAATTAAGTACGGACGCCTTTGACGGGCTTTCAGGTTGTGCTCGGCAAGCAGAAATACTTTTAGGTAACATATAATAGATGGCAAATAACCTCATATACGTTGAGTGCGCATGAGAAAGCTCATCTCCTTCGCATTCGTTCTAGTAGTCTTCGCAGCATACTTCGCAAGAACTATCAATCCGGTTCATGCCTCGGACGATTTTTGGACAACTAAGACACCAATGGGTGCGGCTCGAACTGATCTTGGAGTTGTAGCTGTAGGCGGTAAAATATACGCCATAGGCGGAAGCGCTCCCGGAGGAGACACTACGAACACTAACCAAGTATACGACCCCACAACAGACACATGGACATCAAAAGCCCCCATGCCCGGTTTGCGTGCAGACTTCGGCGCAGCCGTCTACGAGGATGAAATCTATGTAATGGGTGGCAAGTGGTTTGTGGCTGGAGGCGTCCTAGACTCCGTCTGGGTATATGATCCAATTGCGAATGTATGGGCAAGCAAAGCCTCGATGCCCACTGCCAGAATGGGAGTTCAAGCCAACCTTGTAGAGGGAAAGATCTACGTCATAGGCGGCCAGCTCGACGACAAAGTCATCGTCAACTCCACCCTGATCAACAAAATGACGGACGTTAACGAGGCCTACGATCCCTCCACTGACACATGGACTGTCAAGACACCCATTCCCACACCAGTCTGCTACTATGCCTCGGCAGTATCTGGAGGAAAAATCTACGTCATAGGGGGCTACACTTACACTGCGAACAGCACTTCCTATACCCTCGTCAACCTGAATCAGATATATGATCCTCAGACGGATTCTTGGAGTTCAGACACACCTATCCCGCAGAGCGTGCTGGCAAACGCTGCTGCCACAACAGGCGCTATGGCGCCCAGACGAATATACGTCATTGGAGAAGGGCTTAATCAGGTCTATGATCCTCAAACAGACACTTGGACAGTCGGTGCCTCCATGCCTAATGAAGCTGAACGCTTGAAGAACTTCGGATCCGCCTCAGTGACCGTGGATAACGACCTGCTGTATATCGTAGGAGGTGTTTACGAAGGAGACAACAACCAACTGCACTCATCAAATTTCCAATACACACCAATGGGCTACGGTACCCCAGACTTACCTACTCCGTCTCCTACTCAAAATGCTCAAGATCTATGGTCTCCTCCAATAGTGATTATTGCGACAGCTTGTGCCATGGCCGCCATCGCTGTAGCTGCAGGTTTGTTGATTTACTTCCGTAAGCTAAAATCCAAAACACGATGAGCCATTCTTACGCGAGTGGCGCATGCACCCTATTACTACGTACATCACAAGCTCTACGCCGCTACTGCTTCCGCTTTGGCGATTGACGGCAACGTGTTCTTGCTCGGGCATTACGCGCCTTTGGAGGGCAGGGAAGTCAAGGTTGAAGTCAGGAAAACCACCGAAGCAGGCAACGGGACCATTGACGCCAGAGTGGTCTACGCCAACCGCTGAACGCAGGTGCCAACTGTGGCTGAGCGCAAGAGCGACTTTGAAATTCCCCCGCGGAGCAAGATCCGCTTAGTCGCCACCGTTGACAAGTTGCTATGCGAGGAGATAGAGCGTATCCACGAGGCAGAATGTGAAGCATGCAGGAGGGAGGACCGCAACGAACCTGACTGGAGCAACACGCTAGAAATGCTCCTAAGAAAAGGAGTCCGAAGCTATCGAACTGTTCCTCAGTCTCTGAAGAAGCAAGGCTGCGAGAGTTAGCTTTTGCGTTTCTTCAAGTAAACAAACAAGCCTGTGGCTACAACAACGATTCCTATTGAAGTCACAAAGATTACTGATGCTGGAATAGGCTCTGTTTTCGGTGTAGAAGACGTGTCTATTTTGAATGAGACGGTTTCATTGAAGTAACAAGTCATGCCCCCAATGAAAGTCTCTCCATAAATTGTGAGGTTATGGGTTCCATCAGATAAACCCGTTAAGATTTGATTTCCGTAAACAGAGTAAGGTAATTCGTGGATATCAGAAGATGAGGGCACGGTCAAGGTGAGATTAACAGCGGTCTGCCCATCCAAACTGTAATTAAGCCATCTTATTCTCTCCAAATTGGCGTAAATGAAACCTCTTATCTGAACTGTAACATTTAGGGGAACGTTTGGCACACTATATGTTTCGTTTATAGACGGAGAAACTAAAGTAACAATGGGTGGAGCATAGGGCAAACCTTCGAAATCTCTATAATCGAATTGCACTGCTTTTGCTCCTGAAATCAAAGCAAGTACAGAGGCGAGCACAACTATAAGTACTGTTTTCTTCACAGCAGCGTCAAATAATTATAAGCTAATCCAAGTTAAAAGGAGTTTTTGTCAAGGTTTCTTGACAGGGCTTTTTCGCCCAGGTTTTCTTCTGTCGCGATGAACTCGCAATATTCACGCGGACGTAGATCGTGATTGGACGCGTCTATATTGGAATAAAATAGTAAAAAAACATGAAGTTCAAAAAAAAGGGAGCAAAGTGCTATTCGCTTCTTTTTTTGAGGGCAACTATGCCTAGGGCCACAATGGTTGAGATCACTACGGCGATAACGAAAATAGACGTAACTGGTACTGGTGCGGCACTGTTTCCTGATCCTGAATCAGATTCTGAGACAGTGGGTATATCATAACCTCCTCCACCAAGAGGTCTGATGTTTAAGATTTCACCGGTGTCAGCCCATATGTTAGTTCTTATGAAGAACACTGAGCCTGGATATATGTCATCTAGAGGCAAGTCAACTTTCCAGATGGGATACAATTCGAAGGGTTTGTATCTACTTCTGACCTCTAGCTCTCCAATTATTTTATCTTTCAGTATGTTGAAGCTGTCAATTTTTTGGTCCTGATAGGTGTATGAGTAGCTTTCTGCTCGCTTTAAGGCAATTTCAATGGCTTGTTCCCTTGTAATATTCACGTCGGTGTTGCCAATCGTTTGGTAGCTCACGTTCTGTCCAAAGGAGTAAATCGCTCCGTTCTTGAAGATCACGCCAAAACCAGGATAGACTGCACCGTTGTATGTTTTTTCCCACTTAAAAGAGGTTCCTAAGTCCGTATGTGAAATTTCAAATCTTATATTTCCAACTGTTCTAACCGTATCCTTTGTGGTGTCAATCCCCACAAGCGTGTCTTGAATTTCAGCTATGCTTGAAAAACCAGCGTATGTCTGATATTTCTGGAGAAATAAGGTGACAGCATCAGCTAAGTTGGATGTCAAAGGCTGAAGATACTTTGCAGACCCATACACAGGCTCGATGGTGCATGATGCTAAGGAGTCGCCAATAAAATTGTAGAGAACGTCAATAACACTTGTTTCGGAATTAAGTGTGAGCTTCCCAGATGTGTACGGAATTCCCCCAAATAGTTCATAATCCACAAGAGGTCCTATTGTATCAGCAACATCATATTTTGTTACATCAACCATCCCAACGTCTCTTAGGAAAATCAATACTTTGCTTGCAGAATCAGAGGTTTGCCCATAGGACATGATAGGTAATGGGACAAGCAACAATGCCAAGAATGTTGCTAAGATGAAAACATTCCGATTCTTTCTAGCCAACATTTTGTTCAACTCCTCCTAGCGCGGTATAAGATGGTTTCCATCACCCAAGACATGCATTTTACCTTGTGTAGGAACTCCTTTCAGTATAACGGTATAGCCATTGTAAAGTAATGAACTCCCAAACGGTACGTATTGCCCATTCACAAGTTTTGATGCTTCATCAAGCGCTTGCTTTACAGTGTAGCCGTTCAATAACCGGTTATAGAACCAACAGGCAAATTGAGCATAATCATAGTTGTACAGTTGTGCTTCATAGTCGAACCACATCGATATGCCATCAAAGCTTATAAAAACGTGGTCAGTTCCGTCAGGAGATATGTAGCCGTTATAGCTCCAATTGGGATTTAGATCATTGGGACCAAGGTCCATCCATGAAACTAGCAAACCCGAGCTATGGCTTTGGTCCTTGACTATTCCGATCCTTGAGTCAGGTGGCTGGGTATTGTTTGCTTGGTCGCATGCCCAGATGAACACAAAATCATGCGTTCCATAGAAACGATGAGCTGTATCTCTTCCAGAATTCACCGAGTTGCCGATCTGGTAGTCTTTCAGTGGTGTAGAGTAGTTATATGTCCCCCAGACTCCCCAATGAAAAATCGTACATCCAGGGTAACCACAAGTTCTCCCAACAAAAGATATGTGGCCCTTGTAAAAGACCGCTGAGTAATCAGCGACTTGCTCCATAGTATTTGAGCGGCTATTAACATAGCTATTTGTGGTCGAAGGACCCCAGGCGTTCACAAGGTAATTTCCAGTATATTTCCCCGTGGGAGAAAAAACACTGCAAATGTAGCTGGAAACTTGCTGGGAAAGATACTGTTCGTTAGCTGGAGCACCATCATCCCCGCCGTAATCTGACATCCCATATGAAGTAAAGCTGGGTTTTCTCACTAGACCATTATCGTAGTAAGTCCCTGTTCTTTCCATGCAAACATAACCTGTGAAATGGTACTCTTTCAGGACGTTATTATTTGAGTCTAAGATCTGTAGGTAATCGACTTCAAACCCTGCAGTATCGGCAACCCAGTAATCAGCAGTCTTAATCACGATACAAACAATAGAACTAGTGAAGCTGGCTAGGTTCAAGACTCCTGACGTTCTTGTAACCCAGTTTACCCATCCACCATTCGATGTAGCGGTGTAATTGCAAGCATAAATGTTTGTATAGTCAGAAATCGGATGTTCAACATCTGACTGGGTTCGAAACTCGTATTGATTGACTAGTTTTCTGTTATGTTCGTGATTGACGACATAAAGCTGTGCAAGAGTATAAGAGGCTCCAGAGTATTCTTCGTACCAGCGCCAGCGGACGCTCAATTTCTTCCCGTTAAGATAGCTTTTATCGATGGGCATGAAGAGGTAAGCATCGCCTAAGCCAGAGTCAGTGGACATAGCCCGTAACGTTGTGCTGTCGGGTTTGGTAAAAGTATACTCTGGATTATAAGAAGTCCATTGTTTGTATTCTTTCAAGGCAAAAACGTCATATAAGTCAGTCGGAGCAGCTTGGACAGGTGCGATATTAGCAAAAAGTGATACCATCAGGGCTACTAGAAATAATAGGCTTAAGGTCGCGCTTCTTCTTTGCAATCCCTAATCTCCTATTTTTTTGTCTAAGAGCCAAAACCATAGCTCCTAGCAAACTACAATTGACATCACCGAATAGATAAATTTTGTTGTGCATTGTTGAACTCGCAAATTTCTTCAGTAATAAATTGATTTTTTTCATACTTTTTTTGGCAAAAAAGCATGTTTCTCAAAATAGATTATGGGTGCATCGAAGAACATTGAATTGCAATGAGTTTACTTGCGTGCAATCAGCCTTAAATTTGAAGGTTTTCTTCTGAATCAACCGTGAATTAGGCTTGGATGCCTCAAGCATAATCGCTTTAGCCTCAAGTTTCTTAACGATCGCAGGAGTCATCATCGGCGCAAAATGGCAGTATTCGAAGAGCAAGGCCTACCAGTTGACTAAGCTGCTTGACTTGATTCTTCAAGCTGCTGAAGACGATAAGGTCACTGAAGAGGAGTTCCAGGGAATCGTTGCGGCTGCTAAGTCTTTGACGGATCAAGGTTCGGAGAAATGACTTTTGGCTGCTTACAGTGAACATGCTGGCGTCAAGGTTGTCTTGCAGATAGCTGATTCGGACACGACATATGACGACGAGATCGATACCTGCATTACGAGCGGCGACGCTTTGATTGACAAGCTGCTTGCTGCACATGATCTAACAGTGCCAGCTTCGGTTCCTCAAACCGTTGAGGATGCGAGTGTCTATTTTGCGGCTTGGCTTTTCCGGAGACGAAGAGATCCCACTGGAGCTGAGGCCTTCTACGCTGAAGCCATGAAGTTCATTGAAGTTTACGAGCAGGATCAGGGTGAGCCGGCTTTCCAGGTGGTTAATGACGAATGAGAAAGATCTCTATTCTGATTCTCGTCTTTCTGGCTTTCGCAGGTTTAGCAAATCCAATTTACCATATCTTGTTTACTACTGCCGGTATCCTGATGGTAATTGCCATCCCTTTTCGTGGCTGCTTTGCTTTCAGGCATCAGATCTTCAAGTATCGGTTCTCAAGTCACCTCTACGGTTTCCGCGGTGTTCGAAGGTTCATAAGGCAAGTGAAGAAGGGAGGTGAAAAAGCAGTTTTGGATTTTTCTAAAGTGAAGGTCTACGGTGCGCTTGCAGCGTTGATCTGTGTGTGCCTGATCTTAGGTGTTGTCATTGGGATGACGCTTGTGCAGTATAAGATCAGCGGGTCCGGGAACATCAAGTTGCCTCCAGCGCTTGCAGTATATTCTGATGCTGCGTGCACTGTGCCGGTGACGAGTATTGACTTCGGCTCTTTCGGTCCAGGCGAAACAGTCAACCGAACGATCTACCTGCGGAACGAGGGCGGCGTCGCCGGTTCCTATGGGTTGGCGACTGCTAATTGGAATCCTGCTGTTGCTGAGCAATTTTTAGGGTTTAGCTGGGATTATGCTGGTCAGCAGGTTCAGCCTGCAGCTGTGACGAAGGTTGATCTGTTTCTGCATGCTTCTAGCTCGTTGACGAGTGCAAGCGGGATTACTGACTTCGCTTTTGACGCGGTCGTCAGCCTGGAGGCTTAGCGGGTGTCTGTTGAAGTGCATATTATCCGTAGCGGTCTTGAGCTTGAAGTGGTTTCTGACAGGTTTGAGCCTGAAGTTGCTCAGAAGCTGGTTGATCGTTTAGCGGAGCTTGCCTGGTCTAACGCTTTCTATGAAGCGCCTTGGCTGACTGGTTACTTGGCACAATCAATCGCGAAAGAAATCGGGGTCCTAGCGGCTTCGATCAAGCCGTTGGCTTCTTACGCCATCTTTGTCGAGATGGGCACTGCACCCCATTTGATTCGTCCGGTGAATGCGTCTGTGCTAGCCTTTGAAGGATCGAGTGGAGAGATGGTTTTTACACGCCTTGTGCGTCATCCAGGCACTCGGCCTAACCCGTTCATGAAGCGTGCTGCAGACGCCACTGAAGGCAAAGTGCTTGAGACATTCACGCAAGTGTGGAAGGAGTTGACCGAGTGACGCCGGATAAGCTTCAGATCCGCTGTTTCTCCGGGACCCTGAAAACCAAAGACGGCAAAGAATTCCTTGTCGAGATCCGAGTGACCCCTCTGGACGGAGGTGTCTAGGCTGCGGGAGGGTGTAAACGGATTCGGCGGCTCACTTTTTCCGTTTTCGAAGCCTTCTCCTTTCTCCTCGATGACGGTTGGCTGCCGGTCTTACTTAATTCTCCCGCACCAATTCCGGAGGCCTTGAAGTAATTGGGTTTCTATTCATCCTACAAAGCAGTGTTCACCAACATCAAGAATAAGCTGACCTACGTTCCTGAAGATCCAGGTCCCCCTGTTGTTCCGGCAACGGGTCTTTCTTCTTTGAAGACTGTGATTCTGGGCGAAAGGTTTGATCCTGGCATGATGCCTATGGCAATCATCAACGCTGAGCCTGCCCCAATCGACCAGTTGTCTATGGGCATTAACCTTGAGATTCATGTTCGGGGAAGCATTGTTCTTGTTCTTCGGAGTTATGAGCCTGCTGACTGGTTTGACGACGTCATATCGGTGATGGGTGATGTTGCTGACGCGATCCTGGCTGACCGGACTTTAGGCGGGAAATGCTTTGATTTTTTCTTGACGGGTTTCAGTCCCGGAGAGCTCAAGTTTTCTGCTGTGAAGGATAAACTGTTCTATGGCGGGGTGGTCCGTTTCGAGGCGGTGGTGCATTATGAACCGTGAGTTCCGTATGATACTTTTGAAGAAGCTGGTTAATGTGCCACTGTGGATAGTGGACAAGTCAATCCCTGAGCCACAGCAGGTAGTGTTTCCTCAGACGCAGCTCTTACTACGTACATACAAACGGATGCTCAAAGTCTATGAGCGAGACTGTCAGCAGGGCTATTTTGATGCGAAGCCTGACGGCAACTTTGAGCGCTTCCTGCGTGTGGGCTGGAAGGTCCTTTCAAGGCTATCCGAAGACGATCGCTATTACCGAGCTTGGCTGGGCCTTGCCTTCGTCCTTGCTCATGATGAGATCTTGCATTCGGGTTATTCAGCCAAGGAATTGAAGAGTCTTATCCGATACCAGTGGGGCATTAACATCGAGTTTCTCCCGGATGCGTATGTAAACGCTAACAGGGAGGAGTTTCTTGAGTTTGTTTTGACGAATTGTCTGAGCAACGCTGTTGATTTGAGGGAGGAGGATTGGCGGTAAATGCTGGACAGTAAGAAGTGTTGGACAGGCATCGAAGACTATGCCACTCCAGGCTGGCTGAAAGAAGGCGTCTTCAGCGGCTGGTTTGACCCTTGTCCTCTGCACGGAATCTTGAATGGCGAGAAGATCGATGGCTTAACAATTAAATGGCCTGGCAAGAGGATTTTCATTAATCCGCCTTACTCGAACCCGCGCCCATGGGTTGAACGCGCTATTAGTGAAGCCAGATCTGGCAAGACTGTGGTCATGCTGTTAAAGCATGATAGCAGCACTCGATGGTTTGCCAGGTTACATGAAGCTGGAGCTGTTTTCCTGACGTTTGTGGGGCGCATCAGCTTCAACAATTTGGATTTGGCGCCTTTCCCATCTGTCCTAGTAATTCTCTCACGAGAATTATGCTCGAGTGAAGCTGGGAACCCCCCGGCTTCCGAGAATAAAAACAAAAAAATGGAGGAAAAAATAAGAGTTGAGCACCCCCGTGTTGGGAAGAAACGCCCGTCTATTCAAAGACGGAGTAGTGATCGGCTACGGCAAGAACATCAGCGTCAAAGCCACCGCCGACTTGATAAAAGAATATTCCATGGATTCCCTGACTCCGGCGATAGTGGCTGCTGGTAAGCAAGCTTTTCATTGGAGCGCAGAGAAACTCTGGGTCGACAACGCCTACATGACGCTGCTTTTGGCTGGCACAGAATTCGACATAATCTTTGCTCCCAAAGGAACCACTCCGGGTAACGCTTACACTACGTGGACTGACTGTGTCGTTCTGAGTTGTGAGCATAGTGCTGGCGAGAACGGCGGCGTATTAGAGAAAGTCTCAGGCGAAGCTGAAAGCGTCACCGTCACTGAAGCTGCATAGGAGCGACTATGCTTGGATAACGAGAGGAGAGCAAAGAAGTTCCAGGAAGAGCTTGAGAAAGCTGAGGCTGCAGAGAAAGCTCACAAGACCAAAGCTGCGAGGTTCTTTGATCCTGCAGTTTGCTTAGCTGACGCGAAGCGCATTCATGTTGTCCATGATGATGCCTTAGGCGAAGTGCGTTACGGAGTACTCACTAAACGCGAGGTTGACCAAATAACCGCTGAAGAGCCAGATGGCGAAAAGAGAGCGTACAAGATGATCTTCGCCATGCTCAAAAAAGGCTATCCGGATTCCGATATGAAGCTTACTGACATTGAAGATTGGCCTTATTGGATGGTCGCCAGAACGAGTGAAGTCTTGAGCAGAAGGTTCACCTATTTTTTGCAGCCGACCCCGAAACAATCACCCAATGGATAAACGCTAACACAGATGCTCAAGCCATTGGGCTTATCTTACATGAATTCAACGGCTTCACCTTCGACTCCATCGCTGACTTGACGCCTTTCCAGATCTCTTACTTGGTCAACTTTGCCTTGTGGCTTCGAAGCTTCAAGGATTGACAAAATATGAGTGAAATCAACATCTTGCTGCGCGCAACCGATCAGGCCAGCAGCACCATTGCGGCTGCTGGGGCAAATATTAGCGGTAGCCTTGATCAGGTTGATGCTTCAGCGAAGCGTGTGGCAGCGTCCACTCAGCAGGCTGAATTCAGTTTCAAGTCTCTGGCAACAGGGATCGCTGGGATCGCCACTTCAGCTTTCAACCTGTATAATGCTTATGATCGCGTTGCGGATATGCAGGTTAGCCTTGACCGGGCGAATCTACAGGTTACTTCTACTCTAAACAGCCTCAATGACGCTCAAACCCGATATAATGCTGCTGTCGAGAAGTACGGTGCTGATAGTGAGCAGGCTAAGGCAGCAGCTGCGGATCTTCAGCTTGCTCAAGAACGTTACACTGTGGCAGTTGAAAGAGCGGAGATGATTCAGGGCAACTTGAACGAGACGATTGTTCAAAGCGGCATTTCATTAGTCACTACTTCAATCACTCTGGGTGACAGCATAAGCAGGGTTGTCACGCAATTCGAGCGGTTAAACACTTCCGGAGGGACCCTTTCAACTACTTTGGGGAAGTTAGGTGGGTCTCTCGGGGGCACCTCGGTGGGATCTGCTGATGCTGCTAACGGGATAGCCGGAACCGGAGTCGCTGCCTCATCAACAGCTGGTAAGATTGGCGAGTTGGCAACAGGATTTGCCGGAGTGACAGCGATGTTCACTATAATGGCGACGGGTTCTCAGATGGCAGCTCAGCGATTGGACGAGATGAAGGCCAAAGGCGCAGAAGTCACAGAGATGGATTACCGGCTTGCGGAAGCGACCAATGTTCTCGGGTCCGGTATGTCTATGACTCTTGCCCAAGGCATTCTCCGTGCTTTGGGATTGTACAATGAAACGGATGAAGCTGTCAAGCGGGTCACTAACACGTTCATAGCTCAGAATGCGACGGTGCAGCAGGCCATCAACCGTATGGCTGAGCTCGGAATGAGCAAGGAATTCATCGATAAGGTGACTGCCAGCATGGTTGCTCTGGGAGCTCAAGGATCTTCAAGTATGAATAATCTAACCGGAGCAGTCAACGGAGCGACTGACGCAGTGAAGAATGCTCAGGTGGCAGTGACTTACTTCCGGGACGATGCTATTGCCAAGATCAATTCTCTGAACGGTTCGGTGAATGGTGCTTCGGCAACGGTGACTTCGTTCAAGAATTCGGTGACGTCTAACCTGGGAAGCGTCAACAGCAGCCTTGCAGGGTCCACCTCAGCCATGAGCAACTTTGGCAACACAGCAGTCTCAAACATGAACAACGCTAACAGCGCAATCAATGGCGCCGTCAACACTGTGACTTACTTTAGATCTCAAGTCACTGGCAACTTTGGAACGATCAACACTGCTGCTCAAACCACAGCTAACGCTATCAATTCGATGAAAACTTCAGCAACCTCATCACTTTCAAGCGTGCAATCCTCAGCTTACTCAGCAGCGTCTGCTTTCAACAGCCTATCGTATTCAGCTCAGCAGGCAGCCAATCAAGTTAAGTTGGCGAATGCAACTATCGCTCAATCAACAAGTCCGTACGTCGGTGGAACTCCAGGCTACGGTTATTATCCTGTTTACGCTGAAGGAGGCCTTGTCACCCAACCCACTTTCGCGCTTGTAGGTGAGGCGGGTCCGGAACTTATTATCCCTCTTGAGAAGTTGAGGCATGTTTCTCCCGAAGACCAAGGCGTATCCCAAAACATCACGATCGACGTAACCGTTAACGTTGGGAACGTCAGCAGCGACATGGATCTTGCCCAAGTAACGAGAAGCGTCAACAAAGGCTTAGCTGACGCGCTGAGGAGGCGACTTTGATGAGTTATGTAGTGGGCGGCGTCACTATCCCCTCTCCTGCGCAAGTCTCAAAGCGTAACCCTGCCAAAGTTGACGAGTTCCAGATAGAGGGTCTTCCTGTCTTGATTGTTCCTGGACTAGGCGCTGAGGAACTTACGGTCGAAGGGTTCCTGGTTGGGACAAAGGCAACTTTGGAGTCAACGTATCTTTTGCCTATTGAGGCTTTGCTCGGCACTGAGGTAGTTGTGGCTTTCCCAGACACAAGATACGATGGGACCTGGGTTTTGGCTGCTTTCGATTATGTTGAGGTCAACGCGAAGAAGTTCAGCTATTCTCTGAAGCTGTTGAAGGGGTCTTCGCATGTGGTCTTGTAGGTGACTATGAGTGGGTCTTGTTCCTCAGGCTTATTACGACTTCATCATGGACTATGCACCATACATCTACGTTATTCCACCTAGCACTCCAGACGAGGACATGGGCAAGGGGGCTTTTGCAGCCAGTTTCGCGATTGACTTTCTGTATCAAGCGTATTATTCGTTGCAGTTTCTTGAGAAGACGGATGAGATCCTTGCCAAAGTCGTTGAACTCGCGGACTGGCTGTTGACTCAGCAGTGTGTTGACAATGAAAAGGAAGCTTATGGCGGCTTCAAGAGCACGGAATCTAGCACCTACTATTATTCGATTGATGCTTGCCGGGCAATTCCTTCTCTCTTGAGGGCTTATGCCTTGACGAGCGATACGGATTACCTGGATGGAGCGAAGCTTGCAGGCCTCACCTTTCTCAAGGCCATGCAGGATAAGCAAGCTGATGGAGGCTTCGCCAAATGCGTCACCATTGACGGGGCTTGGCTGCTGGAGATGGAGGTAGAATGCCTCTATGGCCTAATAGGCCTGAAGATGCTCGCTGACACTTATGACACTGCGAATGAGGCAACTTATGAGAGCATGATGTCGACTGCGGTTACTTTTCTCCGCACCGGTTTCGACGGCAAGTATCTCTATTATGATCCTGATGACGACAGTTGGCATCGGACAGGCTTGACGGAGAATCAGATCTACGATGACCCCATCGCCTATGCCATGCTGGGCTTGTACACGTACGAGGGCTGGAGCAACTCAGTCAGCACTCTCTACGGCTACATTAACGGTGTCGACGGAGGCGAAATGTATCCCTCTTACGATCCTAAGATCTGTTGGGCTGGCTACATCGATGTGGTTTCTGAAGTGGTTGCTTGCGATTATTACGATGCGGTGACTGCGGGGATTTTGAGCGATATCCGTCTTGCCCAGGACACAGAGACCTTCAAAGACAGCATGGCCTTGATCAAGACTAAACTTGACAACTTCATGTTTTGGGGCGTCCACTTCACCGATTACACGGCTGAAGAGAACAAGAAGGCCATGGCAACTGTCTGCTGGCTCAGCATGGCTTTCTTCGACTATAACGTGCCGAAATGGCAAATCACCTATTACAATACAACCTCGGGCTACTGGGAACCAGTCAGCAACGCAGCTGTCGACGAGATCATAGAAGAACTTGACGGGCATGAGGAAGCCTCTTTCTTGCTGCCTAACACAAGTGCCAATCGAACTTTCGCTGGATCCGACAGAACAGTCAGGATCTATTTTGAAGGCACACAGCTCTTCAGGGGCACTCTCCGCGGCGTTGATTATTCAGCGAAGACTTTGAAGTGTTACGTTTACAACACAGTGTACGAGCTTCTCAAGCGCAGGATCGTGTCAGGCGTCTATGAGAACGCTGCTGCTAACGTGGTTGCTGAAGCGGTCCGTGTCGCCGGGGGCATCGCTGCCCTCGGTTCATGTCCTACTACTCAGATTGACGTGACGTTTGACCAGACGCTCTGCTATGATGCGATGGTGAAGATTGCTGAGGCAACGAGCAAAAACTTGTGGGTAATCCAAGGCACCACTTTGTATATTGGGACTAGGGGGTCAGCGCAGAGTTTTGATGCGACTTTGGCGAATTTCAGCACCCGAGGCATAGACCGAGCCAAGAACAGAAACAAGGTGTATGTACGTGGGTTCAACTCTAAAGGTGAGCAGCTTGTCGGGTCTGCAGGTGCTGGAACGAATGTTGCTGTGTTTTGGTCTCACGTTGCCACAACTGCTGCTACTTTGGATTTGATTGCAGCTAAGAAGCTTGCAGATCTTAACAGTGATGACAGCAGCGTCTCCCTGACCTGTCCAGTCACTGAGGCGTATCATCTTCATCCGGGTGACTCGATTACGCTCAACAAGTCTTCTTTCGCCCTAAGCGGGTCCTACCAGGTGAAGAAGATAACAAAGCGAAGGAAGACGGCTGAGGTTGAGATCAGCCGCAAGAAAAAGATCGATGAAACCCTGGAGGAACTTCTCAAAGATCAGGGAGACAGTTTCAGTTTTACAAATAACAGTGTTGGAGTGATGGAAAACTTGAGTATAAAACCCTGTCTCATTATGGGGACAGAAATCAAATCGTCAAACGATCTTGTTACCACGTACATCAAGGAGTCCTGCGTCCTTCCTGGAGGCATTTTGCTGGCTGCTCCTACGGGTAACATGAACAGCTATGAGGGTGGATACGCTGCTCTCGCGTTAATCGAGAAGAACGGCGCTGGCGATCGCACGGTTGCGAAAGAGATTTTGGATGAGTTTGCTGGAATCCAGAACGCTGACGGGTCCTGGTATCAGCAGTATGCGCCTTACCATAATGGTTCTGGCGGGCATGACCACGTTGAAGAGACAAGCAACGGCATAAGCGGAGACTTGAAAGTTGATTCTGGCGCTGCGATGCTTGCTTGGGCTATGAGCCGTTACGACGAAGTGACTTCAGGGACAATCTATAAGACGTATGTGCAGAAGGCGCTGCAATTCATCAGGGACCTGCAATATGCTCACTTGACAGCTCATGGGAGCAACCTTATCGCGAACCTGATTCTGGACGGAGAAACAGACACTTACGCTTTCCTGGCTGATTCCGCAGAATGCTTGATGGCGTGCCATGCAGCTTTGGACGCTTACGGTGCGCCGCTCTTGACATCTGGAAGCTACGACGTTGAGACATTGGCGAATAACCTGTATTATTCGATGACTACTGTTGGCTGGGCAGGCGAAATCACTGACTATTACCATACAACTTATCCCATCGACGGACAGGTTCTTGTTCCGTTCGTCTTCAAAGAAAAATTAGCTTACACCCAGGCGATGTGTGCCAAAGCGAATTACGAGTGGGTGAACAGCGGATACTTAACTGTGGCTGATGAGAGCCACCAATGCGAGGACTGCCTCGACTTCATTTTGCCTTTGACAAGTGGACAGTGGGGTGGTCAATTCTATGCGCCTTATTATGGCGAGGTGGATGAGACGCAGGAGGAATTCGCCGGTTACACGGCTCTGATGCTTTGGGCTTGCAGTGTTGTGGATTCAACGAAGTATGCTGATGACATCACAAGGATGACAGCTTTCCTCAAGTGGCTCGCTCTAAGTGACGGGCGAATGTACGATTGCGCAGATGAAGACGGTCGATTGTGGCGTGCCAAGGTATCCGGTTCAACAGGGCTTGAAGAGGCTTACGGGTTCCTGGTTTTGCCTGTAGCTCAAGCGTTACTTTCAGGAGTGTGAGAATTTGAATAAGAATGACCTTAGAAGAAACCTTGCCGCTATCTCTCCTGGAGACTTGATCTGCTGCGAATGGTGCGACGCGAGCATAGGCAAGAGCTCGGGTTCCGGCGCAGCCATTGATGTTCCGGTGAAGAGCTGGGGCCTATTCATCGGTTTGTTCGGCGAGAAAACCAAGCACATCGTCTTGGCTCAGAACAGTTTCAAGTATGCCGACGGGCTCTACGATTTGGATTACACGGCTGTTCCGCTGAGCTGGGCTGTCAACTTGACCGTTGTGGTGAAGCATCATGTTCCGGAGGAAGTGGCTGGGAAGCTTGTGAACAGTTTCTTGATGGGTGGGCATCGGTCGTTTAGTCGTCCGCGGAGCGTTATGCAGAGGTTGAGGATGCATGGTTGACCGGATCAAGCGGGCTCTCTCAAGGAAGCGGGTGCAGCGGGGCAGGGCAGTTGTCGAGGAACCTGACGAAAGGCTTGTGTGGACAGTCAAGTTCGCTATCGGCATGACCGTTTGCCTTTCAGGTTTGGAAGTAGCGCACATGGCTTTCTTAGGCGGCTGGAACAGTGAGATCTTCGCAGCCATCACCGGATTGATCGGGACAGTCACGGGGATTTTTCTGGGGAAGAAAGTATGATGCTCCAAAACGAGAGACGGCGTCTCTACAAGATCTTGGAGTTTCCCAAACATTTACAGACGACTGTCTTGACTTTGCTGAGGCTGGGAGTGGCCACTGCAAGTGACGTTGCATCTGTCACTTTGAGGGCGAGGGCTGTTGAAAGCGCCTACCTAAACCAGCTTTGCACCATGAAAGTCGCGAAGAAGTGTCTGAGAGGCCGCAAAGTCTACTTTCAAGTTGACACGGAGGGACTTGACTGGTGAAGGGTCAGCCTTGGACTGTTGAGGAGGAGCAGAAGCTTACGGAGCTCATCAAGTCCGGAGTGGGCTTGAAGAAGCTCATGAGTATTTTCGGTAAGTCTGAGAATGCTGTTCGCAAGAAAGCCAAGCGTTTGGGATTGAGATTAGAAGAAGGAGGAGGTTTGAAAATCAATCCGCCTTCTTCTTCAAGTTTGGCTATTGAATCCAGGGGTGAACTACGCAGCATCGAGGAAGCCTTGAAGCTTCTTAACGGAGCTTTGGATACGCTGCAGAAGGGCGGATTGGACAAGACTGAGATCATGCTTCTTCGAACCGTCATTCAAGGCGCAACGGTGTATATGGACAGGGTTGCCGAGTTCATCAATTACCGCGTTATAGAGGAAAAGCTTGTTGAGATGGAGGCGAAGTATGCGCAGCTGGTTCGGAAGAAAGCCAAGGGCGATGCGTCCGGGCAGAATTCTTCCATTGTGGTCTGAGCTTCAAAGGACAGAGCAGAGTATCGATGCTGGGGAAGCTGAAGATGTCCTGGAGGTAGCGCAGGACCCTGTTCAGTTCTTCAAGGACAAACTCGGGTTCAAACCGTACAGTTACCAGGAAGATTTCATCCGCAAGTTTGAACAGAACCAGTTTGTGGCTGCAAGGTGGTGTCGCCAGAGTGGCAAGAGCTGGATCATAGCTGCACTTCTGCTTTGGTATGCGGTGACGCATCCGGACAGTTACATTGCCGTTGTGGGTCCAAGTTGGCGGCAGACGAAACGGATCATCAGTCGCATCGCCTACTTCTCTAAGAAGTTGCATTCAAGTCTTGTTTTTCCTCCCCGTAAGACTTACATCAACTTTGCGAACGGAAGCCAGATCGAGGCTTTCCCGAATAACCCGGACACTATCAGGGGTCCTACGCTTCAAGTCGTTTATTGTGACGAGATGAACTTCATTCAGAATGACGTTGACTTGTATGACGCGATCTTGTTTACGTTGGGCACGACTAACGGCAAGTTCGTGTGCAGCAGCACTCCATGGAACACGGATAGCATCTTCTGGAAGATCTTCAACCACAAAGACTTCAGCGACTTCATAACATCTCACGTTCCTGTCGATGAGGCTTTGGCTCCGCGGGGTCCTTTGAAACCGAATATTATTGAGAAGATCAGGAAGCAGTTCGGTGACGATCCTAGCCGTTGGCGGCGTGAGATGGAGGCGGAGTGGGCTGAAGACGAGGACGTATGGCTGGCTCAGTCCCTAATCGTCAGCTGCATCGGAACGGTGAAGAATTGTGGCGAGGACCTGCAACCTTGGAATCCTGATATGGGTAATGTTGGTGACTTATTTGCTGGGTTGGATCTTGCCCAGGTGAAGGATTACTGTGTCTTCTCTGTGTTTGAGCGTCGGAATGATGTCTTGTTCCTGAGGCACCTGAAGATCTTTCAGCAGCCCACGAAATATGCGAATGTGCTTGGCTACGTTAAGACTCTTCAGGATCGCTGGGGAGGCTTTGCAAAGATTCGTGTTGACTTCACCAAAGAAGGACCAGCAATAATCAGTGACATGGACGAGGCGGGAATCCGTAACGCTGAAGGAGTCCACTTTAGTGTTCCCCGAAAGAGCGAGATGGCAGGTTTACTTAAGCAGCGGATGATGGACCAGCGTTTGTTTTATCCGTTGTTGACTTGGGAGAAACCCTATCGAGGCGACTTGTGCAGTGAGTTGAACATTGAACGTTTCGAGTTGAGAAAAGACGGTCAAGTCACATTGTCCCATCCAAACGGGACTCATGATGATGTCTTCTGGGCTTGCGCTCTTGGTGTTTACTCGACGGTTGAGATGAGGCCGTTTGACCCGGAGGCTTTGAAGTTTGGTTAGACGTCGCGAATTGTTCCGGGTGACTCGGCTTCGAAGGACCTATGACCGGGAAGAAAACAAGTTCACCTTCAAAATCAGTTATGAGACTCACACAAAACCAACTCCAAGATCCATCGTTGTGGCTGAGGCCTTCGGATTAGGCATTGACGAATCTGAAACTTTTACTGTGCTGGATACTGAGCTCAAGATCAAGCCTACTGACGTCGTTTTCGTAACAGGGGATTCCGGGAGCGGCAAGAGTGTACTTTTGCGGGCGCTCAAGCAGGATCTCGGGAATTCTGCAGCGGATATCGGTGAGATCCAGGTTGACTCTGGGAAGCCTCTAATTGAAACTGTCGGTCGTACTGTTGAGGAAGGCATTGAACTCCTCAGCAAAGTCGGCTTAAACGATGCCTTCCTTTTTCTAAGGTCCTATGAGCAGCTGAGCGACGGTCAGAAGTACAGATACAAGATCGCAAAGATAGTTGAGAGCGGCAAGCGGTGGCTGCTTGCTGATGAATTCGCTGCCACTCTCGACCGAGACACAGCCAAAATCGTTGCGTTTAACCTTCAGAAGCTTGCCAGGCAACAGGGGATCGCTGTAGTGGCAGCAACAACACATAAAGACCTGCTGCAAGATCTGGCGCCAAATGTCCTTGTCGAGAAGCGGTTCGGAAGGGAGATCAAGGTTTCTTATTTTCCGGATGCGCATGCCTCAGAGTGCAGTCTCACTAAGGAAATGAGCATCGAGGTTGGGTCAACTGCGGATTGGGAAGGCCTTGCCCAATTTCATTATCGCGGGCACAGGATCTCTGCGCCCAGAAAGATCTTTCGAATGACCAGGAAGGGCGAGTTGTGCGGAGTCATCGTCTACTCCTATTCACCACCCGCATGCTACGGAAGGCGCCTTGTCCTTCCAAGAATGAGCATGAAGGAGTTGAACGATAAGCTCTGCACGATCAACCGTGTGGTGGTGCATCCAAAATACCGGACCATTGGCTTAGGCGCGAAACTGATTCGTGAAACGCTTGCTTTGGCTGGCACTCGTTATGTCGAGTTGATCGCTGTCATGGCCAAGTATTCGCCCTTCGCTGAAAAAGCCGGCATGCAAAGAGTAGCAAGTCAGGAACCATCAAAAGAAGTTCGAACAATGGCAAGTATGCTTGAAGAGTTAGGTTTTGATGTGAAGCTGCTCGGCAGCCGAAACTACGTTCAAAAGAGGTTAGGAAATCTGACTGGTCAACAGTTGGAGCTTTTGAAGGCGTGCTTAGCCAGGTGCGGGCATCCGCGGTTCAGGAAAGAATTCGCCATAAGCCGCCATGTACCTTACGGCAGCTCAGCCGAATTCAAGAGATGTATTTCTGAGGCTGATATCCCCAAAATGGCGAGGCTTGTGAGAATCGTTGGAATGCTGGTGCAGAAAAAAGTTTACCTTTTTTGGGGCTAAGTGGCAAACAGGAGTGAATAGTTTGCCGAACCATGAGAGACCAGCTGTAGTTCAGCCTTAGCCCTTCTAAGAATTCTCACACAAGGGACAAATTCTTCTTTCTCACTTGAGGGTACGATTTCGTCTCTTGAAGTAAACCAGCAATCCCAAGCCAACCACAGCCACAACTGCGAAAGCGGAGACGATGAGTAGGGTTGTTGGGAAAGGCTCTGGTTTTGGTGTGGGTTCTGGAGAAGGAGTAGGTTGAGGAGTTGTATACCCCAAAGGCGTGTACTGCTCGTTTACGTTCAAGTAGTGTGTGCCGTCGAAACCGCCGATAGCGTACAAAACATCATCAACAACAGCTAGCCCCAGACCGCTACGATTAGTTGGCATATGCGCGCCAGTGCTCCATTCGTCTTTTTCGGGGTCGTAGACTTGGTTTAGGTTGTGGTGTTCAGAGGGAGTGAAGCCTCCTCGATTCAGGCAAGTGAAGCCTCCCATAACATACATTCTCTTCGGCGCGTTGACGCCGCTGGTTATGGCTCCGCCTGCACCGCTCAATCCAGTGGGCACAGGTGCACCAGAACTCCAGCTATCAGTTCCGACGTCGTAGATCTGAGTCAGCTTGTAGGTTGTGTCTTTACCCATGTCGCGCCCTCCGAAAATGAATATTTTTTCGTTGTAAGCAGCTGATGCATACCCGATAACGCCACTGGGTATTGGCGATTTGTCAGTCCACGCCTCGGTCAACGGGTCATAAGCCTGGTTGCTGTCGTCGCTTGGATATGGAGGCCATATGGAGCCTGCGCCGCTGATTATGTACGCTTTGCCGTTGACGACGTTAGCATCAAAATCACAGAGAGCCCGAAGCTTGTTGGCCACCGGGGTCAAAGTTTCCCACGTGTCTGTTGCTGGGTCATAAACCTCGTGGGCGCGAGTGAATTCTCCGGAGAATTGTCCTCCGATCACATGTATCTTGTTTTGGAAAACGAATATGGCGAAGTTGAATCTGGCCGTGGGCATTCGGGTCTTGTTGTTCCAGGTGTTGGTTTTCGGGTCGTATTCTTCGGTGACGTGTAAATCGGATACACTGTTGCGACCTCCTATTGCATAAATTTTGCCATTGACAACGGCGACTCCGAAACCAGATCTTGGAGTGGGCATCGCTGCTTTGGTTGTCCAAGAATCCTCTTCGCCTAGAGACAAGCGAAGAGATGCAAAGGGTAACGTTACCACAAGTCCAATCAACAGTAAAAGCAGAAGTCTTCTCTCGGACATCACTAATCCCAGAATAATGCAAGCTCTCAAGGTGCTAAAAACGTTTTTGTAAAGATTTCTTGACTAAACATGCGAAAAGCCTTCCACCTATTCTAAGAGTTCTCGACAGATTTTTCCGATGGGTCCTCTTCAATATTCTTCGAGTCTGTACGGCCTATTACAGTATTACAAGTCATTGCAAAACTTTGGTAGAAAAAGGAGGGGTTTTTCGGCGCTTGTTCTTTAAAGCAACCAATGTAACACCAACTGTAATTGGAGTAGCGAGGGCAGCAATGAGAATGAGTGAATGTATTTGTATATTTGAGTCATCGTGGGGTGATTTTGTAGGAAATACCTCCATTGGCACCTCGCCACCACTCCCAAGCGGGATACACTCAATCACTTCTCCAGTGTCCGCCCAGACCTGAAACTGGATATAGGTAACAAAGCCCGGATACATCTTGTCAAGAGGCAAGATAACTATCCAGTAAGGATACAGTGTCAACGGTTCTCGGGCTCCGGTGAGCAACTCAGTCCCAATTTCGCCTTCCACTATGGTGAAATCTGTTACTTCGGTTCCGTCTAGAAGCTTCCACGACAAATCTTTACCATAACGCAGTGCAAGTTCAACAGCCTCTTCTTTAGAAAGGTTGACATCGACGCCACTGATCTTGAAGTAGCTCCGATCATCCCTGAAGGACCCAAAAGTTCCATTTCCAAAACTGACACTTAATCCCGGGTAATCCGCACCATTAAAAGTGTTCTTCCACGATAGCGATGTATAGGATGGGTAGATTCTCACCTCAAGCTTCATGTTGCCTTCTACTGTTACATTATTATGTGTCACATCGACCGCGTCTAGCAAGCTTCTCATCACCTCTATAGTTGAGTCCGCTGTGTATGATCTGTAACTTTGAAGGAAAGCATCAGTTTGAACCTTAACATCGGGTGATAACTCTTCGCGTTGGTAAATCTTGCCTTCAACTACCTTTGCTGCACAGTAACATAGAGTATAATTTCTGAAGTCAAACAACACACTAATCGTGCTTTCCAAGGATTCGAGGATATACTTTCCTGTTATTATTGAGATGCCACCGAGGTCGGGTGGATTCTCCGACGTAGTCACAACTAATTTTGGTTCGTATTTGCTTACATCGACATTAGCAACGTTATTCAAGAAGTGTAGCACTTCGCTTGTATCTAGTGTTTCTTCTGAATGCACTAGAGGAATCTGTATTGAGATGCTCAAGACTATGCAGAGGATAGCAGTTATTTTCAACTTTTCTGGT